TTGTTGTTGTTTAAGAATAAAAGGGGGCAGCGCCCCCTTTTTAACTATCGTTAAATAACAGTATTACGAATTTTTACGTAACATGTCCATTACACGTGCATCATCATCGTCGTCACCATCGTCAATACCATCTAATGGTGATGAAGATTCATTAGCAGCTGGTTCACTAGCAGCTGGTTCACTTCTAGACTTACGCTGACGAGCAATTTTAGCTTCAAGGTCAGATTCACTAGATGTGTCGTCACCGTCATCACCATCATCGGAATTGCCCTCAATTGATCGAAGATGCTTCTGAAGAATTGCAACAGCTTCATCATAAGTTGGGATTTCAGGTATTAATGCTGAAAGAGGTTCTGAAGGGATACCCTCAATCCATTCATCTTCAAGTGGTGTAGGTTTACGAACAAACGTAGAACCCGCATCATACTTAGCCTGTTCACCGTCAGGGGTGTTATTGATCTGCTTAACAATCTGGAAGTCATACCCTTCGGTAACACTCCATGGTTCATCACCAGTTTCAAATTGTGACAAAGATGTTTTCAGTGCACTAGACAACTGATAACTAAATCTAAAGATTTTCGTTTGTCCAGTGGAAGTTTCTTCTTCTTCCGTATATTCAAGACCATCTTTCGTGATAACACCACGAAGTAGCAAAAACAAATTACGGTAGTAATACTTACCTTTCTTTTTACCTATCGTTTCATCGTCCATCTTGTAATACTTAGAAGATAGTTCACATATAGGGCAAGGTGTCTTAATATTGCCAATCTTAAGACATGGCACTCGGACCACTTCATCACCAATGTTAAGTGCATGTTCCTTGTATTCTGTGTAAAAGATTAAGTCATTTTCTTCATCGGGGTCTTCAACAAATCTAACTTTGGTTATACCATCTTTTGGTAGTTTCCAATGTGGGTAGAACAGTCCTGTAGACGAATTACCATTGCTGCTGCCTTCATTATCGATTTTGTTCTGTAGTGCGGTTATTGATCGTTTTGCCATTTTTTATTTCTCTTAGTTTCTTAAAGTTGCTTTAGTTTCTTATTTTTGCTTTAGTTTCTTATTTTTACTTATTTCACTCTTTTTATAAATTAAAGTGATTTAATACTTGCGTATGTTACTCTTTAGCTTATAATTAACAACATCTTAAATGAACTTAAACAACAATGCCTGCTTGCCTTAAATCATCACTCAATGCTATTAGGTGCTTACACATACCAGATACCTGATTAGGGTTCCGTGGTTCACCACCATCTGTCTTATTTACATAAGCTGAAGGAGGATTGCCTAGTAAGCTACTATCTTTACTGTTCCAGACAGCAAATCGATAGTAAAAGTCAAGGCAACTGCAACTGACTCTAACCTCTGAGTTATTATACTCAGCGGGAACAATTACATTTTCTTGACCATCGGGGGTTTGAAAACTTGCAGTATTTACACCATCAGAATCTCCACCACCTTGAAACTCAATGCCTTCAAAAGACATACGAGTATCATACTTTTTTGCATTTGATCGTGTTTGAGATTTAATCATCACGATACCCTGATTACGGGATGCAACATAAACTTTATTAACAACCTGTACTCTGGAAGAACCAGATTGTCTATCAGTATCAAAATTCTGAACAGTGTTATTATATAATACTGACAATGAAGATTCAACCAAAAATGTTTCTAATATAAGTTTTTTTAAGTCCATACACTATTTATATGTATACGCTGATAACCATTATTTTTATATTATGCATCATAATAAACCACCAGCTATTGGCATATCATCTGAATAATAACCATTACCACCATCACTAGATGAATCACCACCATCACTATACCATTCATCTCCACTTGACTGATCAGAGAACTTGTATAACTTGTCATACGCCCTTGGATCATACATAGCAATCTCATCAAGCATACGCAATATAATGTATATAGCTGATATACAATCGTCTGTAGCTCCAGTCTGTGCAGCAAAACCATCACCCTTACGAATGTAATTCTTCATTTCTATATAGGTAGCATTAGATAGAATAGTCATCTCATGACGTTCAAACATATTCTTAAATCGTATAGCACTGTCACGCTTAGATGCACTAGTTGTAACATATCCTAATTTATTCTTTCCCGGCTCACTCATAAAATGTGCAGACATTGGTGGGGAATCATCTTGCATATATAACGCAATCAATGCACGTCCTACACCATTGGATTCTACACTAAAATAAACATCATTAGAATACTTTTCTAGAAATTTAACTACTTTCTTAAGATGTGAATATAACACAACTTCACTCACAGTATTATCCCTATATTCCATAACTTGTATCATTGATGGAAATTCAAAAACCTGTATTACCGAATAATCTTCACCACTACCAGTAGCAGGGTCAACTCCAACAATATAAACCATATCCTGTGATATAGGCTTAAAGAAATCTTGTTCACCATTCATAGTGAATGCTATCTTCTTATTTTTATGACGCTCTTGTTCAGTCTTAACAACACGACTATCAAACAATGAATTGTCAGATGATATGAATTCACACTCGTATTCCTGCAACCAAGTATGGAGGCCAAGCGCAGCAATAGTAGAATTTTTATACTTCTCATCACGACCCGGTGGTTGATCCCAATATACCCTAGTTGAATAAAATCCATTAGGTCCAGCCATTGAATCATCTTCATGGTTTTCAGCACCATGCCACATCTTGGAAAATAGATTAACATCACCATTAGGTGTAGATGATATTATACAGCCACCACCTGTTGACAACGTTGGGAAAACGGAATTCCAAAAACTTTGTTGAATATGTGGTTTAACGAACGCCAGCTCATCACAATATAGCAATGATATAGCAAGACCACGACCAGCGGTTTCAGTTGTTGATCTAGCTATGATACGTGATTTGTTATCAAAGGCTGCGGTATGTTTATTCCAGTTATCATCTTGTATGCCCGGTTTAAGCCACATAGGTAGCTCTTCATAAGCATCTTGTATCTTCTTAATGATTTCCATTGCTGCTTCAGAATCTTTCGATACAACCAAGATAGTCTTATCTGAGTGGAAGGTTGCATACCAAAGCATATATGCACATGATGTTTCTGTTTTACCTGTCTGTCTAGCAGAAAGTACAATATTATATCGGTGATCTTGATATGATCTAATTAATTCTTCTTGAAAATCATATAATTCAAATTTAATCCGACCTCTTTTGGGGTGAAGAACATATACATATTTTTTGATGAAGTATATAGGATCAACCATACACTTCTTCAATTCTTCAATTTGCTCATAGGTCATTTCTGTTGACGCATGGGCAGGTTTTAGATTAGGATTACCTCGCTTCATACTTTAGCTCTTTAAAAGATTACTAAAGTATTTATGTTAATTAATTTACGGTGCTATATTGAGTACCAGTTTTTGATTTACAACGGGTAATATATAGTCTTTCATCCCATCAACTTGATAAAGTTTAGCATTATCTACAAAAACATAATCATAATGCTGCATTCCCCGCACATCAGCAATATGCCCACGGTTATCATACATTAACACATCAACAACATGTTGTGGCGACCAAATAGAAGGGTATTGAGTACAATATAATTCAATACAATAATATGTATTCTTGGTATCATTATATGCACAACCGGATACTCTAACAGATAATAGACTATCGATCATGTGCATCCTATATCTGTCACTAGCTATTGTTACCAAAACCCTCTTACCAATAAGATGATAATACCAAATCATGGCACACATTAAAGTTGTTCCACCTGATTGTCTAGGCTTAAATCGTGTTACAACTGTTTCACTGTCATTATAAGCAACATCGTTTATAAACGATTCTTCACCATCGTTAACTTCATACATACCACAATATGCATCAGGATCATGTATGTTGTCGCTTAATTCACATTGTGTATTCAAAAATTGAATTAGGCCGGGATCATGTTTAAAATCAAGAGGTGATATCATGTTCTTTATCATAATAACTTGCTCGCCATTCACCACCTACAACATTAATTAATGCTCTAGAACCATTTGGATATATTATACAATGTGTGTGCATCCACGAAGATGGGCCACTTGCATATTCAAGATCAAGTCTACCTGTCACACCAACCTGATACACACCTTCTACAATTCCCGGTGAGTGAGAGTGTCCAATTACCGACTTAGGGCCAATTTTAGCAAAAGAGTTAATACTTCCTCTACCACCATTGTTGCCTTGATCACCATGGAAGCCTAGCTCAATCTCTATGCCACCAATGAACAAATGTTGATCACGTTGTAAGAACTTTGTTTGTTCAATTGCTTGCAATCCTTTTTTGTTAAGTGGATTCTTGCACCACCATTCAAAAGCATTAAATGTACTAAATCCGGTATCAGTCATTTCCACATGACCATATTGATTAAACTTCATATAATGATAAAATCGTGCATTCTCTGGATCTAATTTAGGATCACCCTCTTGCAACCATCTATCAAATGCTTCATCATGATTTGGTCGAGGGATATAATTGAACATATTAGGTCTAGTGTGGCGATCAATAAAATCAGCTGATATCTGTAGACCATCCTGAACATTATTTCTACCATAGTGATGCTTACCATATGCAATAACATCATTATTTTTATGATGATGATTACGAGCGTAGAAGTCTTCTATATCATGATAAACATGGAACTTAGGGTCAAGGACACCAACAATAGAGTCAGGTCCTGTGAATAAAGCACTCTCAACTTTTTTATCAATGAACTCGGCATGTATGTCACCGGGAATTAAACCAATCACACGACCATATTTAGAGCGTGAGCGTGGTGTGTAATAATATTCAAGGTCATAAAATGAACCATCTTCGTCACCATGCACATGACGCATATGAAACTTATCACCATCAACTTCAACAATTAAAGCACTAATATTGTGGTGAAACTTACCTTTGTGACCAGTTTTAGTATCTGTATAATTTTCTTCAGTACATGAACCAGTAGTAGTAAGTATCTTAGGTAATTTTGATTGAGGCGTAGGTACAGTTTTTAATTGTATTTTAGGATGGCCAAACACGGCAGAATTTACACCAGTGATTGTATCTAATCCTGATAGTGGTGTTGTTGCTGTGGGTTGCATTTTTATCTGACCCATAATCTCTAAACCGTCACACAACTTAACTTGGTTTTCAAGTATAAATGGCCTTAATGGTTCCCACCACCAATCTGATTTCTTATCAGCACCCATCCATACGGATGCAGGATTTCTATAACGATAAGGTATTACAATGAGTTCAGCGTTTCTATATTCTTTATACTGAAGTAGTGCTGAAAAAAAGCCTTGATGAATACGTGTGGCATTTTGTGCAGCTGTAATTATGTATACTTGTTTCTTATTAGAAGATGAATAGTCCATTGTTTGTGGACCATGGTGACTATCAAGAATTTCTTTATAATATTTTTCGAACTTCTCAATTTTCTCTAAATCTACAGCCCCATCAAATTCACTATCACTTTCTAACAGAACTAGATCAAGACCTGTTCTGGTTGATATGGAAAGTCTACGCCTGACAATGCTATTCGGTAAAACTTCTTGATATGCTGCAAATTCTTCTCTTGACAATTTGGCTCGTAGTGCTGCTTTATACTTCGCTACAAATTCTTTATCCTGATCATTATCTAGATCATTGTTTTCTTTGCTCATGTATTATACCATTATTTTTATTTTTATTATGGGATAGTATCAAAAGTACTCCTTTATTCCGGTTGGTTTAAAATACATCTTGTATCTATAATCAGTTATGATATTCTCATGACGTTCTTTTTTAAACCTTACTTGAAAAAGCTCCCTGTGTTTATCACCAACAATCCTTATTGACGGATTCATATGTGATGGACATTTTGCTGTCATCTTAGTATTATATAGCGTTTTATAAATATATTTTGCATTAAATGCATTATACCCAACCGCCTTACCATCCAACATTACACAAAATGTATCTGAATCATTTTTCACTCCATATGAGCATTCTAACATTGAAGTGATTAAAGCATGTTTGTAATCGTGTAGTGGAGTATCATACGCTCCACGTAGCCCATTATTTAACCTAGTACACACACTATTATATAATTGTCGTGTAGCGGCTTCTATCGTAGTAACCGTAGGTGTTCCAGTATTATGGGCTGTGTCGCAGTATACCGCACTTGTATGTCCAATGTCAATATTAAAGGTACGCTTAAAGAATTTACTATGTGATTCATACCCATAATCTTTTTTAAGTTCACGTTTACCAATACCACCGATATTAGGACGGTAATCATATATTGGTAATACATTACAATCTAATCTAATATCAATATTATCAATTGTGACGGAAGTGCTAAATGGTAAATCCCCTACATCAATAATAACTTGATTCTGCATTCCATTATTAGTAACACTTTTAACTAAATCATTAAAGTCTGTATAATTATTGACAAACTCTATGATACTCAATATCATATTTGTATCATGGTCACGACCAAATAAATATTCTCTGGCATCTTCTGACACCGGAGTACGCATTATAATTTGATCATGTGTGTCTGAACTTGCTTCCTTACTATTGAAATTATACTCTGGTTTACGGCTAACATATTGAAGCATTGCTTTAACATGGAATAAATTAACTGGAATGTCTTTGTTCTTTACCAAAAATAAAGCCGTAATTGTACAGGCTAATACAACATTAGCCGCTTCATCACGTACATTTTGTGGTACTGACTTATCTTCTGTTAGGAAACTTGCGATTTTACTCATCACTCTCCATACCCTTTTTCAGTTGCTCTAATAATTTACTTCTATCATCAACAATTAATGTGTTATTAGTTGTTACACTGGAAGGGCCAGAAATTCGTTTGGCTTCTAATTTATCTTTAGATTCCTTTAATTTAGCTTTAGCATTGGCAGCGTTTAGTGCAGCGTTCAAATGTTGAACAGATACTTCACCTATCCGTGCTTTAAATTTACCTTCTACAGTATGGAGTTCTTCTGATAATAAATCATAACCTTCCATTGCACTATCATATATTTCTTCAAATTGATTGTCAATCTCTTCATCTTTAGCATCATAACCTTCCGACGAAAGCACTTCACCCTCTCGCTGGAAGACTTCCACCTCAGTACTCCCAGACTCTATTTCGAAAAACTCTTCTAAAGGATGTTCAATTGTTTTAATTACTTTCTTAGATTCCGACATAAATCACCATTACGTTTATTTGTAATGGTATTTATATCCGTTACTGGTCTGTGCCACCAACAACATCAGGAATATTTCGCTTTACCGACTGAACAACATTAGCGAACATAACATCATCAACTTCCAATTTACTACCTGTTTCATGCTCAT